TGATCAATCAGAAGTCGCAGCGGCGGCACCAGATATTCTGACAGGAGGCAACAATGAGCAACGGTCCCGACCAAAGAGCAGCCGATCCGTTCTCAAACTATCCAGTGATGCGAACGTCGGGCATCGGCATCGACGCTACCGGCCATGTCTGGCTCTATAGGGGCGGCACGCTGATCAACGTTGGTATTCCGCCGAGCTGGACCCCGGGCCTTCTGGAAGCCTCGGCCCCGGCAGCGGCGGCCCCACCTCCGCCAGAGCCAGAGCCAGAGCCAGAGCCCGAGCCCGAACCCGAGGACGAAGACGAGCCCAGGCGCGCAACACACCACCACAAAACACGGCGGCGCTAATCAGAGGAGGCAGATATGGCGGCTCCAGTCGTTACTAGCGTCAGTCCGAATACGGGTGCGCAAGCCGGTGGTACTGCGGTGACCATCACCGGCAGCGGTTTTACCGGCGCGACGGCCGTTAAGTTCGGCGGTGTTGCGGCAACCAGCGTAGTTGTGGTCAGCGACACCTCGATCACATGTGTCGCACCGGCTGGTACACCGGGCACGCTGGTAGCCATTGCCGTCACCACGGCCGGCGGCACCGGCACGTCTGCCGGGATTTACACCTATCAAGGCACCCTGTTCTCGAACTATCCGCCGATACGGACGGATGGCATCGGCATCGACGCTACCGGCCATGTCTGGCTGTACCGCAACGCCGCGCTGATCAATGTCGGCATCCCGCCGAGCTGGACACCGGGGCTCTGATGCCGATCGCGCGAACATACCAATGCGGCGAGTGTTTCCACCGCATCGAGGTCATGCTGGAGGCTGAGCAGTGGGATGATCCGCCGCCGAGCTGCCCGGCCTGCGACGCGCGCGAGATGGCGCAGCAGTTCAAGCCGGTGGCGATCGGCGGCTCGCTGCATGCCAGGGCCAATGCCATCGCCGAGGATATCCTCGAGAATGACTATCACGTCGGCAATGTGCATCGCGATCGGCACGAGGGCGCAAAGCCGAAGGTGACCTACAAGGATCAGACCTCGACGGTGGCGCCGTCGTCGTGGAATGCGATCGGCCGCGAGGCGTTGGAAAACGCGGTCGCCGTCGGCCGGCGGACCCGACTCGATTTCGGCTCTGGCCTCGACATCTTGCAGTCCAACTTGAAGAGCGGTGCTCAACCTGACTTGATAGAGGTGTCGAAACGCAGGTCGGCGCGGATCTGGTGAGCTATGGCGCTGAAAATTCCCGACGTTAACGACAAGGGCAGTCCACTCGAGGAGTGGAGCAAGGAAATCATCGATGAGTGCATGGGCTCGGCTCAGGAAAGAGGAACAGTTTATACGAGAGCGGGTCAATATTATTACCAAGGCACCGGCGACTCGCGAGCGGCGATCTACAACAAGACCAAAGGATTCGTGGACAAACTTGCCGGCTTCTTGATGCAGCCGACCGATGTTCGCTTCAACGTCGCCTATGACTCAAGTGAGCCCGATGATGTGCTCGACCGCGCCCAGCTCGTCGGCGAGAAACTGACTGCTGACTTTCAGCTGACGAACAGCGATGTCACTTTTGCCGAAGCGGTGACGTGGTCGCTGGTCAATGGCGTGCAGATGCTCAAGCTCCGCCCCGACGGCGAGAGCTTCAAGATGGCGCCGGTTCACCCGGAAAATTTCGGCGTGCTGTCGGAAACCGTGCTCAACCTCCATGAACAGGAGGCGTTCTGCCACGTCTCGTTCCCGACGCTGTCGCGCCTGCGCACCATGCTGCAGGAGATCAACCATCCGCGCGAGGACGACATTATCGCCCAGGTACTGGAAGCGCGGCCGACCGAAAAAGACACGGAGCCGGACACCTATTTTCATCAGATGGTCGTGGGCGGCATGCAGCCGATCGGCAGCGAGGGCTCGGCGCCGTCGGCATCCGGCATCGTCAACGTGTTTCCGGTGCCGGCGCCTTGGAAACCGCAAAAGAAGATCTCACGCACAGTGCGACACTGCGAGCTGTGGGTGCGTGATCGCAATCGCAACGGCGACTACACCGTAATCCAGGTGATCTACGGCAAGCCGTGCATCATCATCGAGGGCGACGTCACCCGGCGCAATCTGTCGCGCGTCCCAGGCCACTCGGCGTTCGTCAAGGTGCAGCCGCAGTGCACGCCCGGCTATTTTTGGGGCAGGAGCATCATCGCTGACATCCAGATGCTGCAGGACCTGCTAAACAAGAGGTTACGCGATCTGAAAGTCATCTGGGACCGCGAGGTCGCAGCACCGCAAGCGCTGTCCGGATTCACCAGCGTCACCGAGGAGCAGTATTACAAAATCATCTCAGAGGGCGGGTTCATTAACGATCCGAATCCAAATGCCAAAGCGCAGAAGATCATGAACCCGCCGCAGCAGGGCTACCTCGAGGAACTGGAATTTATCTGGAAAATGTTCGATGAGGCATCCGGCTTTAGCCCCATCATGAGCGGGCAAGGCGAGCCCGGTGTGCGGGCTGGCGTTCACGCGCAAACGCTGGTGCGGACTTCCTCCCCGCGCCTGATCGACCAAGCCGCGCGGATCGAACGCCAGCTCGCCGACTGCGGCTACCTCGGCCTGCGCATTCAGCAGGCGATGGACCCGTACATCTACAAGACTGACAAGGGCCAGGATTTCTTCCTGTCGCAACTGCCAGAGGGCTTTCAGGTCGTAGTTGATTCGCACAGTGCGAGCCCGGCATTCGCGGAAGACAACCGTCAAGTTGCCATCGCCTTGGCCCGTGCCGGCGCTGTGGACGCCGAAGACCTGATCCACATGGTTCATCCACCCGGCGCCCAATTGCTGCTGGCCAATCTGCGACGCCGCAAGAAGGAACAAGCGCAGGCCGCCCAACAGGAAAAGGTCGAGGAGCTGGTGAAGGACGTGCTGCAGCTGCCGAACCGCAAACAGGCCGGTGGCGGGGGCAGCCGGCGCCGCAAGTAACACATTGTGCGCCATTGTGTGACACCGGGTTGCAGAAATGTCGTATTTTGGCGTAGCTTACGCCGCGGTCACCCTTTTCGGGTATGACGATCGATGGCTAATGGCGACATCGAAGACGAGGTGGCCGGATCGCCGGCTCCTCCTGGCGCTGGTGCTCCTCCTGCTCCTGCAGGGGGCGGCGGTGCTCCGGGCGGCGGCGGTGGTGGCCCTATGATGGCGGCGTTGGCGCGCAACAGCCAGAATCCACAGATCTCAGCGCCCGGCCCCGGCAACACCGCCAATTCAATGAATCAGCTGCTGCAGGCCATTCAGATGATTCAGCAAGCCGTGCAGGGCCTGCAGCCAGGAACGCCGCTGCACCGTGATGCATTGAAGGCGGCAACAAGTCTGAGCCGCCATCTGCCGCAGGGGGCGCCGACCGCTGGTGTGCAGATGACCGGCATGCGCGACCTGCTACGTCAGATTATGCAGAGCCCGATGATGGCTCAGGTCATGCAACAGCTAAGAGGCAGCGGCGCGCAACAAGGAGAGAGCGCCGGCGGCGCACCAAATCTAGCGCCAATGCCGAGCATGCCTTTGCCTGGGGCGTAGGATGGTTTACGCTCCCGGTCCGTTCGACTCTGACAACCTGCGCCGCCAAAGAATGCAGGAAGAGTGCGACCGCTGGCCGCCAAAGCTCTGGAAACCGAGCAACCAAGAAGAACAGGCCACCAGCATCAAATATCGGAGATTAAATCATGGCACAGAATCGCAGCTTCGATCCGCCGCTCACGTCGCCGCCAGACACGCCGCCAAGAACCATTCTGCAGGTTGATACTCAATCAGAAATTTCAGAATGGGGCGCGATTCCGAAAGTGGTTCCTAAACCCGAAGGCGGAGTGCCGCTGCAACCGTCGATTATTGGAAAATCTAACAACAGTTGAGCACTCTGATGCCTAGAGAAATTTCGGATGAGGAATATTCCTTCCTACAGGGCCGGCGGCAGGTCGCCGACTTCGTTGAGCCAATTTACAATCATCCGCAGTGGGGCAAGGAAGCCAAGCGCCTGATCAAACAGGTCTACCCGCAGGTCAAAATTCCCGACTACGATATCGAAGAGCAGGTTAATGCGCGCTTCGATGCAGAAAAGAAAGCGCGCGACGACGCGGTAGCCGCGGAACGGCAGGCGGCAGACGACAGGCGCTGGAAACAAACACGCACCGACGTGCAGAAACAATACGGTTTCACCGACGAGGGCATGACGAAGCTCGAGCAGTTCATGCGGGACAAGTACATCGGCGACTACGAGGTTGCCGCGTCCTACATGGCGGCCAAAGAGCCGAAAACCTCGGAGGCGAACTACGCCGGCGATCACTACTGGCATCACGACCGGGCGCCAGAGTGGGGCGAGATGTCGAAAGATCCGGAAGCGTACGCATTCAACCAATTTGTCCAGGCAATGAACCGCGACGAACAGCGGGCTAAACAACAGAGGTAACAATCATGCCACTGCTCGGGGCAGGAATCATCCCGTCCGGCCCGATCGGGACGGAGCTGGAAGCCACGATCCGCCGCGTATTCGCGCAGATGGTGGTTTTGCTCATCTATCGGCAGAATCCGCTACTCGCGCTATTGTTGCGAAATGCCATTCGTGCATCCGGAGGTGTATCACCATACACCCAGCCGGTACAGACAGGGAAATACGTCAACAGCTCGTGGATGGGACCTGCCGGTCAATTTGCGATCGCACCTGAAGTGGCTGCCACAGTGAACGCAGAATTCAATCTCTGTGCGCTAGCAACGCCGGTGAGTTCGTTCGGCCTAGAGCAGTTGGTCACTCAAGACGCCATCGCGGTTGCTAGCCGGCTAATGCTCAAGCTCAATGATCTGAAAAACTCGGCGCTCGCGTCACTCGCCGATGCGCTGTTCGGCTCGAACGCCGGCAACGTCGCGCTGCAGATGTTTGGCCTGCTCGACGCCTACGACTCTGGCGCCAACGTCGATGTCTATGGCGGCCTATCGCGCGCCACTTACCCGACCTGGGGCGGTCTGCTGATTCCAGCAGCCGGCGCTGTGCTCACGCGCGCTGCATTTATTCCGCAGCTGCTGAAGGCGGTCAAACATAGCGGCGGTGAGGCGTTGGATTTCGTGGTGATGAGCGTGGAGGACTGGACCGCGCTGATGACCGACTTCCTCGCGGTCGAGCGCTACAACAACGATCCATCGAGTCGCTGGGGCAAAGACGATCCCGTCAACAGCGGCTTCAGAGGTTTGTTGTTAGGTGACACGCCGATCTTTTTTGACTTGAATTGTCCGGTCGGCACCGCGTTCGGTTTCAATTCAAAATACATCACCCTGGTGATTCACGAAGACGCAAATTTTGCCTGGACAGGATGGTACTCAACAATCCCACAAGGGCAGATCGCCAGCGTCGGCCTCACCCTCACGGCGCTGAATTTGGTCTGCTCGAAACCGTCTACGGGTATGATCATGACCGGCATCACCAACGCGCTGCCCGGCGTTCCCTTCCCGGCACAGCCGCTCGGCACGCAGCCGGCGCCCGGCACCATCTTGCCGCCGATCGTGCAGCCAGGGACGACTGTCCCGCAGGTGCCCTGATGTCGTTCTCGCTGCCGCCGGCGCCAATAGGACCGTGTTTCCCGCCGCAGAACCTGTGGCCGTTCTATTTTTCTGGCGAAAACCCAGGATGGGGATTCCGTCCGCCCTTCGATCCGGGGTACGCTTTCTGGCCGCCGCGCGGCGTGCCGACGTTTCCACGGATACCGTGGCCATTCGAAAGCGACACGCGGGCGCCAGGAACGGGGTTACTAGCGAGCGCGCAACCATGCCCTCCGCCACCATGCCCTCCGCCACCATGCCCTCCGTCTTGGAGTAGCGCCAATGCTCGCGGAGTACGTTACGGAAGTGCAGCAGCACCTCAACGATCAGCAGGGGCAGTTCTTCCCGCTCGAAACGCTGCGCAATTACATCAACCGCTCACGGCGCCGCATAGCCGCGGCGTCAGGATGCCTGCGGCTGTTACCCCAAGGTACGCTAACCGTCCCCGGCCAGGAGGTGTACCCGTTCAAGCCATGGGACGCTCTGGTGCAAGACCAGTTGCCGGGCGCCAAGTCCGTCCTGGCATGTAGGTCGCTGTCGATCGCCATCGGCCCGCAAGGCTGGAAGCCGATGTGGCGCCGCATCGTCTGGACTGATTTTCAGGCCCGCTTCCGCATTTTCAATCGCACATTCTACGGCCAGCTCGCCGAGCCGGGTTGGTGGTCGCAGTATGGATTAGGTCCAGACGCGGCGCTCTATCTGGCGCCGATCCCGGCAACCATCACGCAGATGGAGGTCGATCTCAGCTGCATCCCGATGCCGCTCACCAACGACGACGACCCGGAGCCGATCCCCTATCCCTGGACCGACGCGGTGTCGTACTGGGCCGCGGTGCTGGCGCTGATCCAGCAGCAGCGCAAGGAAGACGCGCAGGTCATGATCCAGCTGTTCAACACCGACATGCCGATGTGCGCGGCGGTGGTCTGTCCGCAGATGATCCAGACCCCCTATGGCGCGATGATCCGGTCGGCGTGATGCAGCTCAACATGAACCTGCGGTGTCCGCACTGCGGACAAGGGATTCCGCCCAAGCTCCGCGTCACCGGCTACATCCGTCCGCAGGTTGTCCATCTGATCGCGCAACGGCCGGATGGCATCAGCCTTCGTGAAGTTGCGAACATGGTCTACCGTACCGATCCAAATCAACCGGGCTCGAGCAAAAGCGTCTGGCTGCTGATCAGGCTGGCTAACCGTGAGCTGAAGCCGCAGGGCTACCAGATCGCGCCGCTGACTCGTGGCCCTGGTGCTCGCTGGATTTTGAGGAAACTCGAGGATGCCGATCCAAAGCGCAAACCCGCCCGAGATCAAAACACTGCAGGCCTGGAAAGGGCTCAATCAGCAGGGGCGCAGGGGGAGCATTGACGACGAAGAAGAGTGGTGGAACGAGAATTTATTCACGATTGGTCCGGGGAATCTCAGGAGCTGCTGGGGCCACGGGCCGGCGATCTACACCGCGCCGCCCGGCGTGCTCATCTATCGGATTTTTTTCGGCTTCATCGGCAACGAGACGCCGCAATTCTTTGAGCCGCCACCGGGCCGACTCGGCTGGATGTTTCTGAGCAACGGCGCCATCGATCAGGTCGATCTCGACAGCGGCGCTGTCACGCACGTTGCTGACAGCACGACCAGCAGCATCTGGGAGCCGATCGCGCCGCAATACTGGGCCAGCGCCAAGGTCTGGCGGCCGATGTTCTTCGGCAATGTCGCCGGTCAGGTTGGCGGCGTATTGTTCGGCAGCCCGCTCGGTCTTTTCGCCTGGGACGGTACCACGTTGTCCAAGCCGGGCGATCTGGCGCCGGACTGGCTCACCAACCAACAAGAAACCAATCCGGGGCCGCCGATTTATCCGATGCCGACCGGGTTGCCCGGCATCAACTGCATGGAAGTCTACCAGCAAAGATTATGGGTCGCCGGCAAAGACGTTATCTCTTTTTCTGCTCCCTCAAATGGCGCCGATTTCTCCACCACCGACGGCGGCGGCTCCATGGGCTATTTCGGTGATCGCTTGACGTATGCGTTTCAGGACTTGGCACAGAGCGCCGGTTATCTGTACGTGTTCGGCGACAGCAGCACCGATGTTATCACCAACGTGCAGCTCACCGGCTCGGGCACGCCGACGGCGCCGTACACCACCGCCTTCAATTACCAGAACCTCGATCCCCAGGTCGGCCAGCGCTTTCCGCGTCCGGTCGGCCGCTTCGGCCGCCACTTCCTGCAAGCCAATGGCGCCGGGATTTTCATGACCACCGGCGGCGACGCCCAGCCGATCGGCAACAAGGTCAGCAACACTTACATGACGCTCGACACCTCGCAGTATCTGCCGACTTTTGCGTCGGCGACGATGTTCAATTTTCGCGTCGCGCTGTTCAACGGTCGCTTCACCGACCCGTTTGGCGTGACGCGATCGCTGCTGTTGATGTGGCACGGAGTATCCGGGGCGCCGTTCTGGAGTGTCGCGTCACAAAATCTCGAACTGACCAACATCGGCTACTACGAGCAGGATTCCATTCAAACGCCGTACGGCACCGACGGCACCAGTCTTTATCAATTGTTCGCTCAGCCCGATCCGGCGCTGAAGAAGCGTCTGAGCACCAAAGCGCTGCGCGGCAATGACCCAAACACCATGCTGACCATCAAAAATTACAAACGGCTCTACATGGAGGTGCACGACAATTCCGGTCTGGGCGTTTCCTTCACCGGCACGCAAACCTGCGGCGGTGGCGGCGTGCCGGGCGGCAGCGAGGACATCGCATTTGTCCTACCCGAAGGCGCGCGATTCGATATCCTGCCGCAACCCACACAGGGACAAGGGATTTGGACCGCGGTTGACTTAGAGTCGTTAAGCCCAGATTTCACGTTGGAGAGATTGCATATCGCTGCAGAGGAACGGACCTTGTTCGGCGCGTAATTGGGTGGCATCCTAAGCGCGTTGTCCTAAACCCACTCGAAAGAGGAGAGAGCGAAATGGAACGCAATCGCAGAGGCAAGCGCCGCGGTCGCAAGAGCCGTCGGCTGTACTAATCGGGCACACCGATGGCACGTCGTACACGACGCGCACGGCGTAGTCGCCGCTACTAGATGGCGATGCGCTCGCGCCTGGATTTGCGCCGGGCGCTCAAACCGAAGAGCTGGCGGTTGCCCAAGTGGCGACCGCGTTTGTTCAGCTATCGCAAAGGTAGGAGGCTTTAATGCCACGAGGTGTTCGTCTCGGGCGGCGCAGCGGCGTTGGCGCTGCAATGCTCGGACAGCTGCAACGGCCAGCCACGCGCATCCGCCGGCATCGCGGTCATCGTCAAGGTGTGGGTCGCGGGAGGTCTAGACGGAGAATGTCCTGATGGCATTCGAAAACATCCCCGTCACGTCCTCAGCGATCGCCCGGATCGAGTACGACAAAGACAACAGCGTTGCGCAAGTCAGCTTCCAGAAAGGTGGCCGTTCATATCTGCTGCCGGGCATTGAAGAGGACGAAGTGCTGAATTGGGCCAGCAATGAGAGCCCAGGACGGTACTGGAATTCCAACGTTAAGGGACGCTACTGATGGCACGCGAAAAAGCGCCAGGACGTCACGGTCCCGTCAAGCGCATGGCGTGGTCAGATGACGCTTTTCCATCCGATTGGAGTCGCGGTCGCCGCAGACCGACACGGCGATCGCCGCGACCGGGCGCGCGAGCGGGCCCGGTCAGAGGGCGGCGGCGGTGAGATCACATAAGTCCGCCGCTATCTTCCAGCCAGCCGAGAGTTCGCTGCATCGTACCGTGGCGGACTTGCTGGACTGGGTGCTCTATCCTTCGACTGTGTGGACCACGTTCCCGGCCGGCTGGGGCAAGCTCTCCAAGAGCGCCGCTGGACGTCTCAAGGGCTCCGGATTGAAGGCCGGCTTTCCCGACATCCTGATTTTTCATCCGCCGGACATCATCGAAAACCAACGGCGGCCGGTCGTTGTCGGGGTGGAGCTAAAAGTCAAAGGCCGCAAGCCGTCAGCAGCTCAGCAACTAATGTTTCCTCGCTTGAAGATGTGCGGCGTGCGAATCTTCGTCTGCCAGAGCGTCGATGACGTGATCGCATCTCTGCACGAGGCCCACATTCCATTGCGCAGCCGCTGCGGCTGGGCACAGTTCAAGGAGGACGATCATGAGACGGGCGACGCGCATGCAGAAGCGCGCAGCGCGGAAGAACTTACGTAAGGCGCGCACGCGACGCAGGAGGAAGTGATGGCGCAGCACAGAGGACGGCAAGGCGAATGGCCGAGAGCGCGGGATCTGGAAGATCGGGTGGCCTGTTTTCTTCACCCGGACGGTTATCAGAAATCCGATCGACAACTCGTCGGGCCTTTGCGGTTCGGTACGGAGCCCGGTGTCGGCCCACGCGGCGACGCCGTTGCCCTCGGTCGCACCG